ATCGCAGACATAGCGGTAGTTCGGCTGGGCAATCAGCGAGCCGCTGACCTTGTAGAGCATCTTGTTGTAAACGGGGGTCGCTACGAGGGGCGAACCCGAAAGGACGGTTATGGACATGGGTTATCGGACGGTTGCGACGCTTATGGACTTGCCGAGGACTTCGGCTATGTTTTCGGTAAGCACATCCACCATTTCCTTGGTGGCTGCGTTGGACATGAAGTTGGTGGCCCGTAAGCCTTCCCGCCTAATCTTGTTGGCGATGTTTATAGCGAAGGAACGGTTGGCGGCCTCCTTGTCACGGCCTTCCAGTTGGATGCTCTTAAACGCAATCCACTCTTGGATGGGACGGATAGGTGGCCGCTTGTCCCTGTACTGAAACGGGCTATTGGGGGCACGACTACTGCTGACCGCACCCTTGACACCGAGGTCCACATATTTCCAGTAATCGTTGGCGACAATAGCGACAACGAAGGAAGTGTCGGTGAGCGTGATGGGTTCAAAGTCAATGCTGGCAGATAAGGAATCGCTGGCAATAGCCCCTGAATTTGCGAGGTTCTGCTTGGCCAAAGTGATGACCCCTTCCAACCATTTCTTGACCACGGCGTAGGACTTGTTGTCAATGGCCCCCTCCGCAAGATTTACCCCGAAATCGGGCAAGGCTTGCTTTTGGATGTCGGTCAGTTTCTTGCCCGAACCACCTACGAATACATCAAACTCCATGCTGGTAAATGTCCAGCCTCGCAAATTGTGTCCTACCGCCTCCGCATCCGCTCCGCTTCCATCCGTTCGGCTTCCAAGATGTCGTGTATCAGCAGGGCATAGTTCAGGAACTCCACCGCTTTCATTGCGAAGATGGCATCAAATTTCAGCACATCCTTGTTCGCCATCCTCCACACGACCATCAGCCAACCGTAGCCAGCAAGCGGGTTGGTTATTGGCCCTGCATTCCCTTCGTCAGGTGCTTGGAATAGTCGCTCAAAACTTTCAAGTAGGATTCTGAACTTAGCAAAAAAAAACTGACCACCCCCCAAACATCGCCAATTTTGGCGTGGGCTTTGAGCAGTTCGGCCCGTTCTTGGTGGGATGCCCCGTCGTATTTCTTGGGGAAGTAACCGAGGAACCCGCCTTCCCTGCAAAGGGTCGCCATAATGCGGTGCAGGTTTTGGACGAGTTTCTTCTCGTCGGTGGTATCGGTGTCCATTAGGTCTATCAACTGCCCCGCCGTGAGTTCGTCTGTGAACACCGTCGGAATCCACCACTTGCCCCCCGCCTTGAACCGCCTGCGATAAGCCAAGGTCGGCAGTTCGTTCCACTCCGCTATGATGGTCTTGTAACGCTTTGTCAGCCCCTTGGCGGGCATTTCTCGGACGAGCGATACATCTACCCCCTCCACTATCGCCACGACCCCTGCACGCTTGTCGTAGTCCGTGAGGACGGGGCTGAACTCCAGCGCAGCGATGCGTTGGAACTGGTCAATGGTGAGGTCTTGGAGTTTCATTTTTGGAAGTACCATTGTTGCGTGCCTGGGACAACGCCGTGCCGTCCCCCGAAGAATTCGCCCACCGCCTTCACAACCCCTGGCCATCCCGCCGTGTAGTCGTCCCCGCAAATAAACCCTCCCCGCTTGACCTTCGGGAACCAAGCCTCCAGGTCCGCAAGCACGGGTTCGTATTCGTGAGCCGCATCGATGTAAACGATGTCAAATTCACCCTGCTTGAATAGTTTGGAGGCAGCGATGGAATCGCAGTTGTGGGCCCAAACTTGGTCGCATATCGGAATCATGTTCTGCTTGAACGCCTCGTAGGAAGGGACCGAGTTGCTGGCCTTGTGTTCGGGCGAACCTTCAAAGTGGTCCACCGCTATCAACTTGTAGTTCTGCCCCCTGCTTACAAACACCTCGTCAAAGATGGCCGTGCCTCGTCCGAGGTAAACCCCGATTTCAGCCATAGTGATGCGAGGCTTGGGGGGCAGGGTATCAAGGATGAACTGAAGGAGTTGGCCTTGTTCCTGTGGGCTGGACCAGCCGAAGATGTGGTCGTGTTTCATCGCTTAAAGATTTCTTTGATGTTCCTACTGTTGTCCCGATAATTGTTGGATAGGTGATAGACCTTGCAATGGTCCGCAAGTTCGCCGTTCTCGTCCATCTCCAGCATGGGCTTCAGTTCCAAGGACCAAATGGGTAGGGAGGCAAGGGATTCACGGTAGAGGCCGTTGTTCGGTATAACCTGCAACGCTTGCGGGTTGCGGCTCAACACCTCGGCAAGACGCTTGGTGCTGAACATCCAAAAAGCGTGGTAATTGATGTAAAACGGAAGGCTTGCGTAGGTCTTCCCGTTCCACTCCTTCCACATATTCGGTGTAGGATTGAATGTAATGTCGGGGCTAAATTCGCCTTCCACATTGGGGTAGGTTTCAATCCGAGTGAAGGACGGGTACAAGTTGTCCTCAAACATCGCATCGAACTGCTTGGTGAAGTTGACGAATCCCCCCTTTGGGAGCATCATGTCGTCCTCGAAGTAGGCCACCCAGTCAAAGTGCTGGTACACATCTGCAATCCTGTGGCGGTGCTTGCTCGTCAGTTCCCAAGGATGCCCCATGCTGGTATGAGCGTGGAAGGTAACGGGAAGGTGTGCGAGTTCTTGGGCCGCTTGCGGGTCGTTGGTGTCCACGAAGATGTCCGACTGCACGGGGTAGGACTTGATGGCCTCGATGACCTTGGTCAAGTTCTCCACCCTATTTGGGTGGTGGTGGTAGGCGATGTTTGCGAGCAGTTTCATGGTCAGAATGTGATGACAAATTTGCTGGGGTCGGGCCATCCTGGGTTGGGGTCGTAAACGGTCATGCCTTCCCTCTTGCCAATCCATGTTTCGGCCTGGTAGCGGTGTTCACGAACTGGCTCTCCGAGTTCACGCACATGGCTTGACTTGGCCCACCAAAAGTTCCCTGCAAAGTAGGGGTAACCGTCGGGGTTGTTTTGGTCCGCAATTTGGGGGAACTGCTCGGTGGTGAGCCAATGCGTTCCAACGCAGTCCACTTTCTCCAGTTCTGCAAGGGAGCGTTCCCAAGCCACGATGTTAAAAAACACCATAGACCTGCACCACATCTGCTTCACAAGCGACGGGTCAGCGGACCCCTTCGTATGCCCGTACAGGTAAGCCGCATCCTCGGTTTGGCTGGCCTTGTACATCTCGGTCAGCGTCGCCTGCTCCCAAGCGTTGGTTCGGGTGACCACCACCTTAATCTTTGCCGCCACGAGGGAATTGTCCAAGATTTCCTTGACCGCTTTCCGCTGGTCGGGAGGACCGACGATGCCGACACGTATTTCGTCCAACTGTTCAATCAGCCCGTAGTTGCACAGGGCCATCATGTGTTGGTGCATGATTAGTTGCCATTGGCCGCCGCCTCCGCAATAGATGTGGTAATAGTGGATGAGTTTCATAGTAGGGAAGCGATTGCAAAAATCAAAAGCAATAAAAGAAAGAATCTGCCAAAAATCAAAAGCAAATCAATGATGGATTCAAGGTTCATGGGTTTAAGAATGGTCTCCAAATCCGTGTTGAGTAGCCACTAATTGAGGATTCTCAATGTAGCGACCAATCTCTTTGTGTGCTGCCTCAATGCTTTCAAAAGCAAAACTCTTACATCCAACATGGACAACGCATCCTGTATCGTGAAATTGGATTCTAATCTCCCAATTTTTAAGGATGTTAATCTTTTGGCGTTTTTCCCATTGCTCCTTGCCTTCGCATGGTTGTGTTGGCCCCTCTTCTAAACATTGTGGCATTTCTTGTTGTGGCATTTCTTGGTCAGGCTCTAACGACGGCCTTGGTCCATGGGCGTTTATCATTTTGTATGGGTTTGGTTATGCAAAGTTACACCACCAAGTACTTCCCTGAGTTACTGACCGCCAATTTGTTGAGGGCCACATATCGCAGGGCATCGCAGGCGTGGTTGTAGGAATCAATCGGGACCCCCGTGTCCTTACCATCCTTGTCGGTGGCCCAAGTGTACGAGCGGAGTTCCTTAATCAAGTTGACCGAATCCTTGGTCACATGAAGGTTGAACCGTTTCAGCACATCTATCCCCTGCCTCACACTATCGGGTCCCTTGGATGCGGGCTTGATGTTAAACCCCATCCGATAGATTTCCTCGATGGACTTCGGTTCTGCGGAATCGGCCACGATTTCCCACGCACGGGTAATCCCGAATTCTTTCAGTCGGACGGCGATGTCGGAGTTGGTGAGCCCCCGATGGTAGAGCAACTCATGCACAAACAAGTCGTCACCCCTGCGGTACACGGCGACCAAGGCCGTAGGGTCGTTGCTGAACCCCCAGTCAAGCCCGTAGGCGACGAATTTCATCGTGGATGGGTCTATACCCTCGACAACCGTGTAATCGCCGTAGATAGCCCCCTGTAGCGTCCCGACTTGGCCGAGGCCATACACCTTCCACCAGTTGGCCCAGTAGGCCGAATGCTCCGCTTTGGCTCGGTTTAGTTCTATATCGTTCCGAATCGTATCAGGAAGCGCTTCGTTGTCTTGGTAGGTGAGGATGAGGAACTCCGCATCGGTTTCGGGCAAGACCTCCGTGTGCGCCCAAAATTCGTGGGTTGGGTTGAAGTCAATGTAGATTTCTTGGCTGGTCCTGATGGCCAACTGGTAGTACGAGTCAAAGTCAATATTATTGGCCTCGTTGATGTATAGGACCTGCCGCCTTGCCCCTCTTAGGCGGGCTTCCGAATCAGCGGAGAAGAACTCAATCGTGGACCCGTTGGCGAAGTTGTACTGGAGCAGGGTCTTGTTCCACCTATCGGGAACCCATCGGTGGGTCCATTGCATAATCTTGGCGAAGTCCTTAATCGCCCCCCGTCGCAGGTGAGGCACGGATTCGCTGACCACGGAAATCTCCGACTTGGGATGGCGAGCGGCGTGGTCAATCAGTACCGCAAGGATGCCGAAGGTTTTGCTCGCACTTGTCCCGCCTTGGATGACCTTCTTCCGAGCGGTCATCGCCCGAATCTTGCGGATAGCGGTGGTGTACTTAAAGTCCATCCCCGAATAGGGGTTGCTCAATCGTGATACTCGTTTCCTGCTTTTCCACCAAGCCATTCAACCGCTGGGTGATGGATGGGTTGTAAATGCCCGCCATGCCTCCCTTGATTTGGTCGGCTCGGATGGCTTCCTTTATGCGCTGGCAGATTGCGGTAAATTCTTCGTATGCTCCCCCTTTGTTGTTAAAATAGTCCCTCCCCCCATCAGCAATACCCTTGTCCCAAA